CGGCACCGGCCGCCTGGGTTTTCCCGCCCTCCCCGCCGTTGGCCGTCAGGACAATGCCGGGGCCGGTGACCGTGGTGGTGCCGCCGGCATTGCCGTTCTGCCCGACCGTGGCCTGGGCGGGGCCTCCAGCCCCGATCACCAGCGTCAGGACGTCGCCCTTCTTGAGCCGCACGAGCTTCTGCGCCAGGCCGCCCGCCGCGCCGCCCGTGGCCGCCAGACCATTTCCGCTGGACGGCGAACGAGCCCCGGAGCCACCGGCGCCGATAGCGGTCACCAGATACGCCGCATCGAACGGCGCGACGAACTGGCCGGATTCGAGGATCAGGCGCTCCTGGCGCAGGAAGCCGCCAATGCCGGCGGCGCTTTTCAAACTGATCGGCATGTCAGATCTCCCAATCGGTGCCGTTGAACACAAAAACGATTTCCGCGTCGAGGTCGAACAGGACCGACGCGGCACTACCCTTGGCGGTCTGGATCACCGCAGCGCCGGCGCCGACCTGAATGGTCGGTGTCACCCCGCGAGCCTTGGCGAAGCGCACGGCACTGCCGGCGACCGGCGGCGTGGTGGTATCCGGAAGGGTGACCACCAGCGTCGTCCCCAGCCAGTAACGGCCTTCCAGCACCGCGGTGAAGTCCGCCGTCTGTGCCTGCAGGGCCGAGACCTTGGCGTATTCGCCGGCGGTCAGGGCCTGGTAGCAGAAGCTGCCCACCGGCCAGTCCAGCGCCACGGTGCCTTCCTGGCCGCGCTGCAGGCCGCTGAGCACGTTGCCGGCCCGCGAGGCGTACCGCAGGATCTCCACCTGACTGGGCCGCCCGACGCTGTCGGCCAGCACCAGAACCCCTCCGGTCGCCGGCGGAAGCTGATAGGGAGCCGTCGGCGCCTGCAGGGTCAGGCTGACATCAGCCGCCACCAGCGAGGCGGACAGCTGGCATTGCACGAAGTTGGAAAAGCTCATTTGTTACGCACCTTGATCTTGAACTCGACTTCCTTCGCCCGGTCCTGCTCGGTGCGAACTACACAGGTCACCACGTAGTCGACATAGTCCGTTCCAGCTCCCAGCCAGAGCTTGAAGCGCACCGGATTGGCGCCCATCAGGGTGTAGGTCGGGTGCGGCTGCGGGCCGACTATCAGGGTCGGAACCTGCTCGGCATCGCTCGCGATGCTGATCTCCACGCTCTGGATGTTGTCGCCGGGAATACCGGCAAACCAATCGGCCATATCGACGTCGTAATCGAGGATGTCGTTAGGCTGCTTGATGAAAACACTCGCCATCTCAGGTCACCTGCATCAGTCGAATTTCTGCCGCCATGATCAGCAGACGCTCCTGTGCGGCCAGCACTACCGTGCGATCAATGGGCGCCTTGGTCAGATCATTGACCTGGTTAAAGCCATTGGCCAGAGCCTCACCCTCTACTGCTACTGGCTCTATTGATCGCTTCCGGATTCCCGTTGCCTGGCCGAGCGCTTCGGCCCTTGCGGTCTGCCCGTAAAGCACCATGGCGACCGCAGAGCTGCGGGCCTGCGCCTCAGCCTGTGCCGGACTGCCAACACCAAGCGGCCGAAAGCTGGGCCATCCATCGACAATGGATTCAGCCCCGGCGGCTCCCGCTGCTTGCACCCAGCGCCTGCACCAGCCGCCAGCCTGGGCCATAGCCCCGCCGACAGCACCGCTCACCCCGGTATGGATCAGAAGGCCATCGCCAGCCATATCCGCCACGGCCATAGCTACGCCTCGGCAGCCACGAATCTGTACGACCCAGGCATCCAGGGCCGCATAGGCATCAGCGCGCTGCGGTTGGTAGATACTGACTGTATTGAGCTGAGCGAAACCCTCGGCCAGGGAGGCGCCGAATACCTCGTGATAGAGGATGCCGCCCCTGCGGACGGAGGAATCCCCCGCGAGATCAGCCAGGGCGGCCCCGCTACCCTGGGCGCTGGCCAGGTTGAGACCGGCAGCAGTAGCAAGGGCCAGCGCATCCGCATGCTGGCGCACGCCAATGATGCGAGTCGGATCACTGCTGATGGAGGCCTCGCCGAATGCGCGACCGAAACCCACCGCATAAGTGGTACCCAGAGCCCTGGCGATACCGGTGGCGATACCCCCATGGCCGTAGATATAGGAGACGGCCTCGCCCTCACCACTGGCCTCCGCCTGTGCCGGGAGGGGGTATACCCGCATTCGGCGCCTGACCCAGGCGCTGACTGAAGAATCTCCCAGCGCACTGGCATTGCCGTAGAAGTCGGCATGAGCGGCGCCGGCCGCCAGCGACACGCAGTTCGCGACGCCCTCGCTGTAGAGGAAGGCTTTTGCCTGCCCCGAAGCCATGGCCAATACATTGGCCTGTCCACTGGATACCGCCGAGCGAAGCCCGTCGGCTTGCATCTGGCCGGCCGCCAGGGCATCACCTCCCACCAGAAGCAGCGCAGTAGGCTTTGCCGTGGAAAGGGCCTGCGCTGAAGCATCGCCGGCGGCGGTAACAATGCCGGCGCCGGCCCCGGCAAACAGCGTGCTGCCGAACAGAAGCATGGGGTTACTTCAGCGAGACGGTCAGGGAGCCGATCGGGAAGCTGATCACGTCAGTCGGATCCAGGGTCTTCGGGTTCAGCATGGCGCTGTGGTACAGCAGGTTACCCCCTGCCTGGGCATCGTATATTCCCCAGTGGCTCACGGTGACCTGAGAGTCAACGATCGCCGGGAATACGATGTTGCGGGTGTTGCTCGACATTTTTCCCAGGCCATCGGAGGTGTCGGTCGGCGCGGTGAAGCCATCGGACGGGACGGTGGTATGGGCCTGCTGCCGCTGGTAGGCGCTGTCGGCCAGCTCCGGACCGGTTCCGGCATCGGTCGGATCGCCAGTGAACAGTGCGATGAATACGGCGCCGCCGGTGTAGGTGCCACCCCGCAGCGTAGCGTTGAGCAGGTTCATCTCAAGGTAATCAGAAAACGCGGACATAATCGGCCCTCCCGGGCAGGATTAGATGGGGGGGATTGCAAGGGATCAGGCGAATGGACGGGTACGCATTCGCACGCTTCCGGCCTGATAGTCACTGCAGGCCAGGTCTCTGCCGTACGCCTGCGCATCAAGAAAGCGGCGGCGATAGAAGTCCGCCTGCTGCGGGTCTTTCCATGCTTGCGGGAGCATGAAGATTCGGTAACGAGCACCATCCAGCAGTGCCTCGCTCCATCGGGTAATGAGCTCTTCAGGCATATCGCTGCCCGGAGCTGGCCGGCATACGAGTTCGCCATAGACCAGATTGGCGCTTGCCGTCCGCCGGAACTCGACCGCACTCACTCCTATTTGGCGGTAGTCGACGCCCGGCTTCAGTCGACGGCCATCTTGCAACAGGCCAAAGATCCGCAATGCCTCGCCGCCGGATGGCGGCTCGATCTCGGCGTTCGAGGTGTTGGCTGCCACAACAACGGGTTCGCCCCGGGAAATCCAGATATTCCCCTCGGTGCAAAGCTCGCGCTCAGCCCACCTGATCATGTCCCGCAGCGTCGCCAGTGGGCATCCGGGGAACTCGATGGACAGAGTTTCAGCCAATTCGTTGACCGTCATGCCGGCGCACCTCCGTTCGGGCTAGAGGTGTGATCGGCCTGGATCTTTAGCCCCAGCGCCGCCTGGGCAGACTGAGAATGCATCGTCGCGCGCTGCAGGTTCGCCGCCGATTCAGCATCCTTCGAGAAGGCTCTCGCCAAGACCAGATCCAGCAGGATCGGCACGTAGGTATCGGGCAGCCTAATCGCCTCACTAGAGCTGGTGGTCGCCTCGCTGGGGGAATGCAGCTCCGGCACTATGGAGTAGAGGATTTCCAGCCTGGCCGTATCCTTGGCCGGCGGGTAAACGTAGAAGTGCCGAGGGTCGAGGTCATCGAAGGCGAACTGCTCGATGGACTCAGTTGGCGGCTCTCCATGCCAGCGGCGCCTGGTCGTGTCCAGCATGGCACGGGAAACCTGGGTCACCGCCAGCCCGACAGCCGGTGGGGCCGTATTGCGGATGACATCGATCAGGCGGGCTGCCTCTGCAGGGATGCTCTGCCGGGTGCCGCCCTGGCAGGCGACCTCAGAAATAACCGTGTTGGCTGATGGCCGGATATCAACCACAACCGCGTAGGCCTCGTTGAGCCAATCCAGCAGTTCGGCATTGGTCCAGCGAGTGCCATCCTGGGTGATCTCCTGCAGGATCCTCCTGGCCCTGGTCAGCAGCTGCCCGACAGTCGTAGCCACGGCTTAGACCTCTTCCAGCTCGGGCATGGCATCCAGTTCCGGGGTCCAGACCAAGAGGCGACCAGTCTTCTTGTGCTGCAGCATGCGCTGCTTCGGCTTGGCTGGCTCAGATACCAGCTCCGGCTCCAGCTCGGGCAACGTCAGGCCAGGCTCCTCAGCCAGGGTACTGATCGCGGGCGTACTATCTGCCATGGCAGGCCCATCGAGCATAGCTACAGCGGCCGGCATGACCTTATCTGTCTCAGGGACTGCCAAAGCAACAATCCCCTCCACAGCCGGCCCTGCCTCCGGCGATGCAGCGGGCTGCGCGCCCTCTTGGCCCGGCTGGAGCACGGATACCGCGGCGGCGTCAGTGGCTCCCTCATCAGCATCATTGATAGCACCAGCCAGTCCAACTAGAACCTCGGCGCGCAACGTATCCAAGTTCTTGCGCTTGTCGATGCCTATGCCCAGTTCTTTCTGCACCAAGTCGGCCAGGTCTTCCTTGGTCATCGCAGCCTTCACGGCCCCAATCAGCTCATGCAGCTCCATAGGTGACTCCTGAAACGACAAAGCCACCCCGAAGGGTGGCCTTGATCATGGGTGGGGCGGCTTAGCCGCGGGTGGCGTACAGGTGGCCAATGGCTTTCGGGTCGATGACCTTGGAGCCATAGACGTTGAGTCCGCGCACCAGCTTGCCGAAGTCCTGCGGGTTGGGCAGGGTCTCCATCTGGGTCATCTGGCTGGCGAAGGTCAGTGCCTTCTTGTGGCCGAAGATGATGTTGGTGCACTTCTTGGCCGCAGTCGCGTCGTCAACCACGCTCAGGTTATTGCTGACGTAGACCGTGAAACGGTCCAGCTCACCAATCTTCCCGTTGCGGAAGACCGAAGTGGTATCGCCCATCATCTGAGCCTGACGCAGGTCTGACTTCTTCAGCAGGCCCGTCGCCCAGGCCGGCAGAATGACCCAGCGGTTGGTTTCCGGCACGTTCTGCTCATCCAGCACGCTGCCGCAGTCGACGATCACATCCAGGATGTTGGTCTTGTCGACCACCAGCGGAGTGCCCGCCACGCCCAGGTTGTAGCTGGCCGACTTCACGCCTGCAGTGGCGCCTGCGTTCTCGGCTGCAGTGTCGGCGTAGTGGCGCGCAAGGATGTCGGTGTCGATGGCGATCTTCATCTGCATGCCGCCATCGTTCGAAAACTCGTCCATGAGTTTGATATCGGCCTGATAGCGGTCGATGTCGTTGACCTCGAAGGCGAAATACTTCGCCTTGTCGATCTGCAGCTCTACCTTGTCGCTGGTCGGCTTCTCGTAGTTGAGGCCGCCGCCGATCTGGTAGTCGCGGATGGTGATGGTCGGCACGGTGCGGATCTGCACCGTGTCACCCTGGTTGCGGATCACACCTTCGTAGTCGGTGTTGGCGATCTCGCCGAAGCAGGTGGAAGCGTAGAGCTTCTCGACCAGCTTACCGGCCCAGATCTCGGGAATGAACCCGGAGGTGCTGCCGGAGCTGTAATCGGGTACGCCAGCGGCGCGAGTGGGACCAGCCATGTTGAATCTCCTAAAACGTGACGCCTCCCGGCGTTACACAGGGCGCTTAGCGAATGCGGCCCTGGGTCTGGGCGGCAAAAATGTCGGCTTCGATGGCGGCAGCCTGTTCTGCTGGCATGCTCGCCTTCTCCCGATAGAACTGGCTGATCTCAGCGCGCGTCCATACCTTCTGTGCTGCCAGCTCGGGGGCGGCAGCACGGGTCTGGCGAGGCTGAACCAGCTCATCGGGAATCGGTTGTTTCTTCGGCGCAGCAGTGCCAAACGACCGGAAGATCACTGCGACCCGGTACGGATCGAGGGTCTGCTGCGCCCTTGCCAGCAGTTGCTGGCGTTGCTCCCCGCTCAACAGGTCGATTTCTGCCAGCCAGGCCAGAAAGGCAGGATCGGCATTGATCTCGCGGTAGTTCGGAACCTGCTCCTCGAGCGCGGTCCAGAAACGCGCCACGGCATCCTGCTGTCGGTCATCGCGCATCTGGTTGAGCTCGCTCTTGATCTCCTGCAGCTCGTCGCTGCTGTCACCCGTCCCGGCGACACTTCCAGCGACACGCTTGATCAGGTTGACCAGGTCGGGGCCGAACTCCTGAATTTCCGCCTCAGTCAGATCGGCGACCGCATTCTGAGCACGCTGCACGGCAGAGGCCGGCTGTTGCTGTTGGGCGGCGGCGAGCTGCTGCTCGAGCTCGGAGACTTGCTTGCGCAGCGCGGGAACCTCGGCGTTGTACTTGCCTTGCAGCACATCGAAGCGGTGACGCCAGTAGGCGGCATCCCGGGTTTCGGTTTGCTGGGCGGCTTGTGCCGGGTCTTGGGCAGGTTGCGCGGCCGGCTCAACGGCTGGCGACTGCGGTTGGGGGGCAGGAGCCGCCTCGGGAGCGGGATTCTGTGCGGCCCCTTCTGCCGGCTGATTCAGCTGGCTCTGCAGGGTATTGGCGGCATCGATCTGGTTTTGCACGGAGCGGGGAAGCATCGTTGTTACTCCTTGGACGTCATCTCGACGTTCGGGTGAGCCGGCTGTTGCCGGGGTTCACGTTTCGGGTTTCTGGGTTCGCCTGGCTTGGCCTTGCCTAGCGAGCAGTCGCCCATAAAAAAACCGCCCCGGCGGGCGGCTTTGTTATGAGGGCTGCGGGGCGCTACTGGACCCGTTCGGCATGGATACGAGCCATTTCCCGGCTACGCCCAATCTCTTCCATCAGGTCACCCCAGGCAGAGGCTCTGCCCTGCAGTCGGTGAAGGCAGCCTGGATCCATCTCTCGCTCCAGGCCGTCGCGCTCAGACTCCCTGGCCAGGCGCAGCAGGTTCTTGACCTCCTGCCACTCCGAGCTGTTGCTGACCTCCAGCCGGGCCAGCGCCTTGTACTGCTCCGCCGATAGCTGCATTGAAGGCTCCTAATGCCTGTAGCTGGCCCAGTAGCGACTGGATCTCCAGCAGGATCTTCTGTGTCTCGGCCTGCGTTTTATCCGCACTGGCCTGTTTCTGCGCCGTTTCGGCCTGGGCCTTGCCCGCCTCCAGCTGCATTTGCTGTTGCGCCTGCTGCGCTTGCTGCTGGCCCTGCTGCTCGAGTTGAGCCTTGATCGCGCCTTCATCCGGAATCAGGTCCGGCATGTCCAACTGCTCGCTAACGCTACGCAGCAGCTTGGCGCGCCCCTCGACTCCCAGGATCTGCATATCGATCGGGTTAGCGGTACCGGCCAGGAACTGCTGGCGAGCCTGCTGGGTCTGGTCGCGCAACAGCTGGGCCGTCGCCCCCATCGGCACGACCTTGCAGTCGCCCTTGATCGACGGGTCGTTGCTGTAGCGCATGTTGTGCAGCCACAGGGCATAGATCACCCGGCGAGTCACGCCACGGTCTATATGCCGGATCGCATCCTTGATGCCCTTGTTCGCTGACTCGAACAGCATGGACAGGCCGCTGGCCGTGTTTCCGGCGCCACCAACCTTCTCGTTGCCGTAGGCGTAGCGTGGGATGTTGGTGGCATCGTCCGCGCGCTGCTCCCACATCGAATAGACCTGCATCAGCTCGCCGGCGAGACTGTTCGGTTGGTAGAAGCGAATGGCGGGCTGCTGAGTGCCGGTACTGGTGCGGTCGCTCTTGGTCCGCCAGCGCTTCATAGGGAAGATCTCGTTGGGATTTTCCTCCGGCATCAGTCGGTCGGTAGCGATCTCGATCTGAGGACCACTGGCGAAGGCCATATTGTTGGCCTGGGCCCGGGCGACGGCGCAGCACATATCCTGAATGTCAGCCATCAGCTCGGGGATTGCGACACCCCAGAAGCTGCCCGGCACCAGCTGGAACGACGCCTTGTGATAGGGTCGCTCGCCCATCGGGTTGCGGTTGATGACACAGCGGATGACATGCCGGCCGACCAGAATGGCGTCGACCTCGTACTCGGCCAGCGGGTCAGGGATCTGCTCAGGCGTCATACCCCACTGCAGGAGCAGCAGGCCTTGCGCGCTTCCCCAGTAGTGCAGGCCCTCGATGGTCTCGCCGGCATTGTTCAGCCATTCGTGCCGGCGCTCCTCAAGGCGAGCCCGCTCTGTGTCCGGAGCCAGCCACTCTCGCAGCCCGCCACGACCATGATCGCGCAGAACCTCCTCGAGCTCCTCGTCGTTGTAGCCTGGCACTCCGCGCAAACGGTTCAGATCGGCACGGCTGTAGCGCTCACGCTCGATGAGATAAGCGCCGTCATCGATATCGGAGGCATCCGGGCTCGGGTAGATATCGAACGGCGAGACCCTGACGAATTGCGGCTTGATCTCCTCGACTTCGATCATGTTCCAGCCTTCCCGCCAGGCGAGCTCAGGCACTCGCTGCAGGAGCGGACCACGGATTAACGCGGCTGGGTAGACGCAGAAGTCGTCAATGAAGCTTTCGAGCGCCTCGTGCCAGCCACCTTCACTCAGCTGGTCATCAATCAGCTGCTCATGGCGATCGGCAACCTTGCGGGCCTTCGCCTGTACCATCTGGCGCAGCGTCTCCTCCAGCTTCTCCGGATCAAGCTGGGGAGCCTGGGATGGAGCGCCATTCGGAACCAGCTGCATGCTCTGAGCCTGCTGCGACTGCAACTGCCGGGCAAACTGAGCTAGGTACTCCGGCGGGATATCCGCTACGGGCGTGGGCTCCAACCCCCATGGCCGCCCGCTAGCCGGCATCAGCACATCACGGATCCAGGCGGCGGCCGCCCTGGTTTTGGTGGTGGTCAGCTTCGGATACAGGGCGCTGCCACCCTCTTCCTCGATAGCCTTGAGCTTATCCGGGTCGTAGACACCCTTCTGCCGACGGGCGCAGTCCAGCAGGCGAATCTCGATCGGGCGCTTGGCGGTTTTGGCATCCTCCCAGGCGCGCCGAATATGGGCTGCTAGAGAGCTCTCGATTGCATGCTGCCGCTGCTCCTGCTCGCGGCGCTGCTGTTCAGCCAGCTCTGCCGCCTTCAGATCAGCGGCCGTTCTGAAGTTCAGCAGGCCCAGGGTCATTGCTTGCCGCCCATCAGGCTATACACGGCATCCACCTCAGCCTGGCGTCCGGCGCGCCGCTGCAGGGCGGCATGACGAATGCCCTGCAGGTTCTCCAGCAGATCGCGCATATAGGCGGCAGGGCTCGCAGCGAACTCGGCCAGCTTCACGCGGATCTCCAGCCCCATCCCCTCTGCCACATCGAACTTGAACTGCAGGGCCGGCTGCTCCTCGCTGTTCTCGAGCAGATTGATCCGATCCACCTGGATCGGCCCGATGTCCTGGCGCAGACGGATAGACGGCACGGCGATCTCGGCCAACTTGCCAGCGATGAAGTTCGCCACCTGTGCCGGCGAAACGGTGATGGTCGTGGTGCTCATGTGTGTGCGTTCCAGTGTCTGCGCCCGCGGTCGGTATTTGCCGCCTGCGGCGTATGAATAGCGCCGATAGCTCGTTCGAACAGGCCGCAGCGGGCCAGGGTCTCGAATGCCTTGGCGCCGTGCGACGCCCAATCGTGACGGGGAGTCGAGCGGTACACGCCCAGCCGGTCGTCCCAGTCCTTGCGGTAGTTGTCCAGGCAATCGATCAGGCGATCGACTCCAACTGCCTTGCCGTCCTCGCCAGGCTTCTCGTCCCGCGCGGCGTTCTCGGCGAACCAGCACAGCGGCAGGAACTGACGGGATGCCTCGATGCCCTCGGCATGGTTACTGATCCGCGGTACGATCTCGAAGCGAATGCCAAACTGTGCCGCCACGTCGATCCGCGCCTTGCCGGTCCCCAACTCCCGCACCGCCAGGTCATGCGGGCCGTAGTGGGCGCCGTAGACGTAGCCCTTCTCGTTGAGCTTCCGGGCGTAGTACTCCAAGCCCTCGCCACTGCCCTCGAGGTAATCGATGATGTGCACCTCGCGGCCGACCAGTTGGCAGAACACGATCGACATGGAGTCGCTCATGCCCAGGTCCCATGCAGTGATGACCGGCAGGCTCGGGTTGTACTTCACTCGGCTGGTGATGCGACCGTTCGTCCTGAGCCAGCGCATCTGCTGCATGAAGTAGGCGCCATCGACCGACTGAGCAAACGCTTCGTCCGGGGTCGATGGGTATTCCCGCTTCATGTCGTCCTTGAGCGTCTCGGCCTTCTTGGCGTACCAAGCCTGCTGCTCTGGCGTCGTCTTGATGCCGTACTTTGCCGACAGCTCGGCGAAGTAGTCATGCAGCCAGGACGGAATAACCACGCCGGTCGCCTCCAGCCGATAGCCCGGCTCGTCCCACCAGGGGAAGAAATGGAACTGCCAGTCCATGTCGGTCGGCGTCTTGCCAGCTTCCTTGATCTTCTGAGCCAGTGCGCAGTAGTCGAAGAAGTAGCCTTCCCGGCCTTCGGCGGTCGACTCCAGCGTCACCTGATTGCCCAGGCCGACTGCCTCGAACGCGCCGGTAACGATCTCCTGTGCCTTGTCCGGAAACTTGCGGCAGATCTTCCCGAACTCGCTGACATGCAGCCGTTGCAGCGTACCGCCCCGGTAGCTGGTGGAGACGCGGATGCTCGACCCGTTGTCGAAGACATAGCCCTCGCCCTTGTCGCTCACCGTGCCGGCCAGCTTGAGGCCGATTAGCTGGAAGATCGCTTGCCAAGCCGCGGACTGCCGCAACTGGTCATAGCCGAACTTGATCTTGTTTCGGAAGATGTCCTTGGCATCTTCCAGCGTGTGGGCGATGCAGCCGGCGCTGAAGTTGGCGATCCAGAGGCAATCATCCAGGGCGTCGATCATCTCGAACGTGGTGAACCCGAGCTGCCGCGCTTTGAGGATCACATCCCGGCAATGCCGCTCGATGAAGCGCTGCCGCTGCTGCTTGTTCGGGCGGAACGTCCGGACCTTGCCTTCCTTGTCCTTGATTTTGTAAAGCGTGTTGAGCCGGTACCACTTGTTGGCCAGCGCACGGATCAGGTCCTTCCTATCCTTCAGCTGTCCAGCGCGGTGCATTGCCAAGTAGCGGTCGCCCTCCTCTACCAGCTGCGCCCGAACGCGGTCGGCCACTACTCGGCGACCTCGGCCAGCAGCTCGTCCAGCGATTTGCCGGACTGCTCCTTGCCAGCCTCGTCCAGCCCGTAGGCTTGGCGCTCAAGGCGCACCACACGCTCCAAAGCCATGGTGGCATTCCCCAAGGTCTTGCCGGCGTAGTCGAGAGGCACATCGACCTCGTCGGTTTCGCCGCTCTTGAGCTGGACGGTCATGGCGCCCTTCTCCAGCTGCTCGCCCAGTCGATCCATCAGGGTCTCGGCCAGGGTCTTGGCCTGCATCAGCAGCCGCTGGTGGCCACGAATGATCTCGGTGCAAGCATCGGCCGCGGTTTCGACGATCTCTGCATCGGACGCAGCCCTATCCTCGGGCGCCGAGGCCAGGCAAGCCTTCTCGCGAACGCGCTGGCGAATCTGCGCGGAGAGATCTTTCGACCAACCTTCGGCCTTGGCCTTCTTGCGGATGGCTCCCTCGCTTGGGCCATGCCGCGCGGACAGCTCGCGCAGCGAGTGCAGGCCGAGCCGATAGTCCCGCTCGACTGCCTCCCAATCGTATGCGCGTGCCATGTCTACCTCTGTAAGGTGCGGAGCGCCTCCCGGCGGGCCGCGAAACTGTTACTTCCCTTGGCAGGCCGTGCCGGCACACTCCTGCCTGAGCGCCTTGACCAGCCCGTTATGCAGCGTCCGGCACTCCTCGTACTGGCCAGCCAGTGCGATGTCGGCTTTCACCACGTCACCCATAGGGGCGGTACCGTCCTCAGCGGCCGGGATCGCCTCCATCGGCGGGCACTCCTGCAGCAACCCCTCGTCCATCTGCTCCGCTCCGCGCTGCGTTGAGCAGCTGCACACCATCAGCAGGCACGCGGCAATTGATATAAACCGGATCACGGACAATCTCCTTCTCGGCCTTCTGGTAGATGGTTCGCTGCTCGATGCGGATATTCCCGATGGCACTCAGCGTCTGCCGGGTTACGTCGGCGACCAGGGCGCGCTGGTGTTCCTGCTGCTGTACCTTGACGAGCTCCACGCTGTCGGCCTGCCAGTCGCGGATCTGCCAACCACAGGCGAAGCCGGCGCCGGCCAGCCCCGCATAGGCCAGCAGGCGCAGTCCATCTACGGGGAAGATCATTGCTGTGCGCTCATGCATTGCTGGTAGACGCGCTGACGGTCAGCCCACAGTCCGGGGCAGATCCGGTTACCGGGCTTGGAGCAGTCGTGGCCATTCGAGAACTTGAACAGCAGGATCGCCTCACAAGCGCCGCGATAGTCCTGGGCGTTCAGGCGCTTGACGATGGTCGAGCCGCAGAAGCGCCCCGGGCCGATGTTGTGCGCCAGGGCCAAGTAGGCGTCGTACTCGGCCTGGTAGAGCGGGACGTGGACGCACTGTTTGACTGCTCCCTCGAACTCCGTCACCTCGCGCAGGCTGCGGTTGATCGCGGCGACCGGCGTGATGGTGTCTCCCATCCGCACGCCTGAGGTCGAGCCAAAGCCGAGGGTCGGCAGCTCCGTACCTCGGGTCGGGTCTGGGTACGCCTGGGGGCTGAACCCCTCGCGGGTCAGGATGCCGGCGAAGGCCGCCGCGCTGAGGGTCAGCGCGGTAATGGCAATTCGGCCATTCACAGCTGAGCCGCTCGCCGACGCTCGGCCCGGCGCTCACGGATCAGCTTCCGCACCAAGACGAAGATCTGCAGCAGGACGTAGAGCCCAGTCAGAACCGTGACCCAATCGTTGATGGTCATGCCGGCGATCATGGCGCTGGCCACGGCCACAGGCGGAGCCGCCTTGGCGGCCTCGGCAGCAATGTCAGAGTGCACGGACAAAGCAGCTCTCCTCGAATAAGTGCCGGGGCGAACCCGGCGGGTTTGCAACGTCTCCCGACGTGGCCTGGCAGCGCTTCACAGCGGGGCCAAAAGGAAAAATCAAAAATCGGCTATGCGCTCGCCCAGCGTGTAGGAATAGGAATCCATCGCGTCGAGCTGGATGCGCAGACGTACCTGCTCGATGGTGGGCAGCGAGTCGAACAGCTTGCTGTCGAAGAACTTGCGCAGCTTCTCCAGCTTGTCGTCCAGCTGGGCTTTCTCGGCGACGACGCGCTGCTGGTGTGGCGGAAGGCGGCCGACATCGCCAATCGGTAAGTAGGAGCCCTCGAACACGCCCTTGGGCGACCAGCTGATGTAACCGGTATGACGCGGATCGTTCGCTGGGCCGCCGTCGACGTACTCAACCAGATAGCCCTCGTCGGCGCCGTTCTCGTTCGCCGGCAGCTGCCAGCTGCGGTAGTCGTTGTAAGACTGCCTGGTCATGGGCGTGCCGATCACCTGCTTGGTGCCGATGTAATGCTGAGTCATGTCATCCTCCAAGAACGAAAAAGCCCCGCAATCGCGAGGCCTCAGAATCTTGTGCGGTCTTTCCCGCCGTCCGCCAAAGGCATCCCCAGCGCCAACGCCTTAATGCATCGGTCTCGCCAATTCAGCCACGCGCCCGGCCCGGACTTCTCCGAGGAAGCGGCCTGCGCGAGCTGCCGGTGTTTTTCATAACCGCCCCACCGCCGGCTGGGGGCGTCCAGAATATTCCCCAGAAGGGACCGCCCTGGCCGCGGATCGCAGCTATCCCCACAAACGAAAAAGCCCAGCGTTCGGCTGGGCTATAAAAGGAAAAAATCCCGGCCAGGCGGGGTCGCATCTGGCCAGGCAGGGCTTTCAGCTCGGGATCCATACGAAACAGCCGAAAGCGGCATGATGCTACATTGCCACTACAGACTAAGGCTAGCCAATGCTCGCGCCACGATTCGAAATAGGAAAAAACGTGGCGCAAACAAAAAAGCCCAGCTCAATGGCCAGGCTTTGTTTGGGGCGCTACTTCACAGCGTGGGAAGAGAGTGCCGAAAGTGGCACAGGAATGTCAAGCGGGGCCTTTAACGGTTTAGGGGATGAGCCCTCTCATTGAGCAGTTTCGCAAGCTCCTCAATTGTCAGGGAGCGTGCGTATTTATCGCTTGGCAGATCTTCATAGACCGCTAACATCCGCTCATACCCAGGGGCAGACCCCATATGAGAATTAAGATCCCGACCGCCAAAACAGCTCCAACGATCAAGGTCGTCGATCAAAATCTTAGCAATGCCTAAAAGGCTATATTCTCGATTTCCATCGAAACCAGGGAACTTGACATTACGTCCGAATACCCCAGCTAGACTTTCTAGCTCATCCTTTTCCTCTTTAGAGAGTCCTTGATAATCCATCTCAATCTTTTCCCACATCCCCAAGACGTCACAAACAAAAGAAACCTCTCTTGGAGTGCCATCCTCCTCGGTGCCGCTGCCTTCAAATATCCCAGGGTAGGCCCACTCCAAAGCCCAGCCCTGACCTTCATTGACCATGCGCTGCACAAATTCAGGATTAACCGATTCTTTTATCTTCAGCGCCTGATGGATATCAGTAAGCAGAGTGACAATTAACTTTTGCTCTTTGGAGAAGTGCATATTTGCTCCCTTGCTAATAATGGCAATGCATACAGGCCTTTTGATGGTATACAAGCCAATCATCGCCCAGATCAAGCGGCAAGTGCTTTTTCCCCCTCAAGAACTCCCGCTACAGTCCATAGCGCCTTGGCATCCAACCTGTCACACGCCCTAAACATCTCCTGCACCACCCACCCCCACTCCCTAGACCAGTTGCGCCGATCCAGCTGGACGCCATGCCAACCGGCCAGCCAGGCGCGGAACTCCCTCGGGCTGGGTAGCGGATCAGGGTTGGCACCCATCCCTCCCTGCACCATTACCCGGTACCGGTAGAGCACGCCGCGGGCAACGAAGCCGAGGACCGCTCTCTTCACTGTTGCAAACTGCTGGCCACGCTCTCGTAGGTACGCATTGAACTGGCTCTCCAACAGATCTACCGCAGCCTCCTCCCAGGCATTCGATGTGCGCGAGTCGATTACCGGCGCATACAGGTGATGCCCCCAGAGCTGCAGAGCAACCGGCAGCAAGGAGATCGCGTGCTGAACCTTCCCGGCCAAGGCCTGGTGGGCGATGCGCCCCAAGCCATTCCCTCGTGAACTGGTCTGCACCCACTGCCCGAGTTTTGCTAGCTCAATGCTATGACTCGTGACCGAATCCCATGGTGTGTAGAAAGCGTCGTGCCATGCCAGTCGAGCGCTGATCAGTCGCATATTTCCCCTCTAAATTCCGTGCCTGCGTACCTTGCGTACTCGTTGCGTACTTTCTGCGTACCTACTGCGCCCCCCGCCATGCCGAGCGATCAGGATCGCATCGGCCACGGCCTGCCCCTTTGCTTTCGAATCCAGCACACGCAGATCCGGATAGAGCTGGATCGCCCTGCTCCTGGCCGCATCCTTATCGGTCCCTACTAGGCCCGCGCGCTTCTTCCACGCCTGCGGTGTCACCAGGCTGTATGGAATGCCCAGCCCCTGGAGAACTCCCTCCACTACGCCAGCAGCATGGCCGAACGTGAACATTGAGCTGACGCCCTGCCCCGGCATCGCCCCAACCTGCTCCAAGTACGCATGCCTAACTGCCCCTTGCTCACGCAGCCAAGCGGCCACAGCGGCGCCGTTGACCCTGCTCTTCGTCCCCACCTTCAGGGTCGGCATGTTCAGCATGCCGAGCACCTCGCCTGCATTCCCCAGCACTACCAGGGCGCCACTGCAACCAGGATCAATCCCTACAATCACTTCCCGCCCTCCTCGCCAGCGCCTCGCGCACCATCTGCTCCACTTCCGGCGATAGCTTCGCGAGCCGCTCCTGCGCCTTCATCTGCCTCTCTCGCCCCTGCAGATCCCGGCACTCCCAGCGGATCAGGCAGGCGATCCGATCCGCATTCACCGCAGCAGCTTCCTCGGCAGTCGATGGCCCAAGGGTCGCCACGTTCGAGCCATGCATTGCCACACATCCTCTCGGTCATACTGCTTTCCCCTACTCGCCGGCCCTATGTGCCCTAGCCATGCGCTCGCCCCACTCCAGCTCATAGGGCTGGATGAGCCAGGCCCAGGCAACGCAGCCGGCCATTACCCACGCAATTTCAGAGTCAGGATCAATTCCGCTGCAGGCCAGCCAGACGCCTTCGTAGTCGTCATCGCGCACAAGCACCAGCATCCCAGGCTCGAGCTTCTCCGGCGCTCCCTCGATCCACTTCACGTCTTTCATGCGCGTACCTCGATCAGCCCCATGCGGGCCAGCTGTGCAACCGTCTCGCAGATTGCCTTGTCGAGCAGCGCCCGGCGCTCGTCGCGGCTCAGCTGCCGGCCGTTATCAATTTCGTGATGGCAGACAGGGCAGATCGCCGCCGTCAGGCAGTCGTCCGTCTTCTGGCTCATGGATTTTCCGTAGTTGCGGTGCGCGGCCTGGACACCGTAAGCGCCGCAGAGCACGCAGTTCTCGATCTGGTGGACCGCGTCCAGCCATTTGCGGGAGCGGTAGGGTTGCTGGCGTTGGCGGAGGGTCACTGATACACACTCCCTAGCTGCCCTGGCTCGTTGCTATCAGTGCATGCCAGCTCGTGATCGCTTGCTTTCGGGCAGCGCTTACAGCCGCAGACCGGGCACACAATCATGCGGGTTGAAGTTATCGGAACCCGGATGTATAGCCCTGAAATCTCTACGGTCTTTCCCTCCAGGCACTTGTGGCAGTTGTTGCAGTTCTGCCGGCTCATGCCGCACACCCCCAATGATCCGCCGTCGTGAACCTGACGCCCCGCTCAGCTGCGAACGCCTCCATCACCTCGAACATGTCGGAGAACCAGCGCTTGCTCTGCTTGCGGGTGGACACACCTAGGACGACGAATCCGCCATCCAGGCCGGGCACGGCACGCTGCTTCTCGACAGAGGCGCTGAAAATATGCTTCCAGTCCTCGTCCTTGAGCTTCTGGCCGTACCATTCCACCTGATGAGAGATATCGCGCAACATGGCCCACATGCGGCGGTTTTGCGGGTCGCTGCGGACCTCTTCGCGCAGGCTCCAGACCATGCCGGCATCGAGGTCGACGCGCTGGATTATCTGGATGGCTCTGGCGCGGTCCATTTCGTTGCGCAGCGGGAAGGTTGGGTTAGCCATTGCTCTTCATCTCCCCAGTTCCGGCGCACATAGAGCACGGCACATAACTTTCAAGGATGGCGTTGTAGACGTTTCGCTGGCCATCGCACCAAGGGCATACCTTCAGCTTGGAAAGCATGCGGATACGGGCCGTTTCTTCTCGAGATTCAACGATCTCGGGGATGTACCGCTTCTGCGCGCGGAGATATCCGACCGAATAGCCGATCCAGGCGAAGGCGATGGACAGACAGATGAGATCAGCCATCTGCACGCCCTCCCTTTCCCATGGCGGCGTCGATGGCTGCATCCATGAACTCGTCCGACAGATCTTCCCAAGCATGGATGCCGAAGGTGATCGCCACGTCGTTTTCTGCGGAGCGCAGCCACCGATACCGCTCCGCATCCTTCCGTAGCGCCTCGTTTTCCTTTTCTAACTCGTAAGCACGGTGAAAAGAGGCGCTGGCCGATTCGAGTTGCTCTCGTAGTTCGCTGACGGTCTCTCCGTAGCCGTCGTTGTCCTTTGAGCGGACTTCAACGCCAAGGAGTTCGCCCAGCAGCACAGCCATTTCAGGAGTGTCGGCCAGCACATAGTGATCGTCCGATTCCCTAACATACTCAAATCCGCGTTTCAGGCATTTAGCCTGCCAATCCGTGCGATGACTCTTTAGCTGCTCGACATCGACGCGGAGCTGGTCGCGTTCGGCTTGAATCTCCTTGCGCCGCTCGTACTCCCTCGCCCAGTCCATGCACTCGCTGTTTGTCGCTTGGTGCGCCTGTACAAGCTCATCCTGCAGCCGCTCGTTCTCAGCGATCAGCGCCAGGATGGCGGCAGGGCTGGTGGCTATGATGAAATCCCGATCAGAGCTTCGAACAATATCGAGCTCCATCTCACTGATACCGCCAGCATAGAAGTCGCGCACCTCATACCACGACTCAATCTCGGCAGCCGCCTCGGCCAACCGCTTCAGCTCTCTCCAATCAGCCATGGACCACCTCTCCAGCCTTCACCCAGCGGCGAATCGATAACTCGCACCCCATCCCCAGGCAGATGCCATTTGCCATGCCGATGTGTGTCGCCCGCCGCTTGCAACCGCAAGAGCAGCACCGGCGAGAGGCTGACGGGGCCAGCTCCATGTAGCGGACATGCAGATCCGCGCTTCCAAACTGGCCCCAGCCATCCACGCCACCACGCATGGCTGCGGATAGAGCGGCGCGAGAGAGTTTGTTCAGGTCAACCAGGCTACGCATGGGATTCCTCTTGGCGTTTCAGGGCAGCACGAAGGCCCGCCAGCGCAGTGCGGCCTACCTCCGGCGTGCAGTTCGATACGGATGCAGGCAGGGCCTTCGGGATCTCGCGCAGTGGCTCACCGGCCATGATCATCTCCACGGTCGCGGCATAGTTCCGGTCAAACAGCTTGCGGCTGCGCTCTTCCGGCAGACTGGAGAGCTCGTAGAACCCGGTCTGGCAGGCGGCGTGGTAGACGGCCCGATGCGACCAGTTGCCGGAAAATGCCGGGTGCGCCTTGCGACAGGCTTCCCGATAGGCGACGTCGCTGGATGGCAGGCCGAGCATTTCGGGGGTCGGCTTGCACCAGCGAATGAAGCGGCCAACGCTCGGCGCGAAGTCGGCTCCGGAGCGACGGCACTGCTCCAGGCCGAAGCGGATCTGCTCGAGCTGGTTGATGCCGGCCGACATGAACCCCTTGATCCATGACTTCTTCGCGGCAGCCATGGCCTTCTCATCTGGCCATGCCTGCTTCCAGGCCGGGAAGATCGCCTGCAGCTCGCGGAACAGAGCGTTGACTACCCGAGCGGTTCCGGCGTCGATCTGCTGCGGCGCAGCGTTCGTAGCGATCACCGGCGCGGTGGCCGGGCTGATCCCAATGGCAATTTCGTGTGCGATTTTCATCAGAACGGCCCCAGGTCGCTTGCCCAGCTGACGTCGTCGCTGTGGAAGTCCGGGCCGGAAGAGCGAGGTGCTACCGAGCCGGCCCGCTGGCGGTTCATCAGCCACTCGGCCTTGAACCCGCGCCATCCTGCTTCCTGAGCCTCAGCAAGAGCGTCGTCGGCAGAGATGCCGAAGGCGGCGCACTTGGCCAGCTCGCCGTTCACGCGCTTCCAGACGGTCGCGGTCACAGCGGCGCGCAGCTTCTTGCGGCAGGTCAGCCAGTCGGACAGGACTTGCTCGGAGACGCCGTGCGGGTTGTCGGAAAGCAGGTTGGACAGGGTGAATGTGTCGCGCTTTGCCTTGGGCTTTTCGGCCTCTGGCTCCGGCTTGGCCTGGGGGGCGCTAACCACTACGCCAGTAGTGGTAATGTCTTTACTGTCTTTATTGTGTGGCAGAAACACCACTTTGGAAGTGGTGGAAACGCCACACTGTGGCGCTTTGATCTGGTCGTTCTTCCGGGTGTTCTTGCTGTCGATTTTCCACTCGGAAGCGGGGCTGATACCGATCGGGCTGCGGCTTCCTCCAGTGCGGTACAGGACGCGCTGGCGCAGCAGCTCGGAGATGATCCGGGAAACGTCCTCACGATGCAGCCCAGCCATCTCGGCGATGTAGGCGGCAGCGATGCGTGCTGTCTCCGTGTTGAAGCCCACGGTCAGCCGATGTACTGCCAGCGCTACCCGAAGCTCGCGCCCGGATAGATCGGCACCGATCAGGGCCTCGTACAGCTCGTTATCCATCCGGGTGAACCCCCTGGATGTGTTGCCAATTGGGACTACGTTGGTCATACTCGTTCTCGTTTGTTTGTGGCGCTTTGCGCTGCTATGAAGAAGCCGGGCCGTCATCCCGGCTTTTTTGTGCCTGTCATTCAGGCGCCAGCCCTACCAGGGCCTCGAAAAACACCGCCGTAGCGGCGCCCTCCGCTATCCCTTCACCAGCTCAAGCCGGCCTCTCGCGGGACTGCGGGACAGCGCGTATAGCTGCTGCTGCAGGTTCTCCAGAGAAACGGCCAGCAGGGCCTCGTTCAAACCACAGCCGCGCCTCCTGGCCTCCCTATGCAGCTCCTGCTGCTCTTCCGGGCTCAGCTGTGCCCGGGCGGCATCACATACGTCTTGGCTTGCGTACATCGCCGCACCTCCTGGTGCTTTTCAGGCCCTTTCAGGCCGTTTTCAGATCGTCGAAACTCGTGTCCAGCCCCTGCCTGGCGAGATCTGCAAGCAGGTCGCTCAGTTGGGCCGGCTCGAGCTGCTCGCCGCGGAACAGCTTGGCGAGCGCATGGGCCTTCTGTTGCAACAGCGTCATGGCGAGGATCTGCTCGCGCTGGCCGCCCTGCTGCAGCTGATGGCCGATCCACATGCAGTCACGCGCATAGCCGGTCACGTTCTCGTGATGCGAAAAGCGGGAGGCCTCGACCAGTTCGAGGTACTCGACCGGGCGGACGCGGACTTTGATGTCTTTTTCCAGGTGATCGCCGGGAGCCTTGCGGCGCCGGTCATGCGGCAGCTTCTCGGGCAATTTGGGTACCTCGGGTGTTGGTGGTTGAGATGAAAAGAGTGTCAGGCTGCGTTTTTCTTGGGCGCGGACTCAGCCAGGAGCCAGGCTGGGTCGAACGGCTCTCCACGCATGGCAGCAGCATTGGCGAGGCGAGTGGCGTAGTCGGTTTCACCGGTGTACTCGGTACGCGGCAAGGAGCCTTTGGCAATCCACTTATCAACCGCCTGGCGCTTCACGCCGCAAACCTTGGCAGAAGCCACTGGACCTCCTGCAGCATCAACCGCAAGAGAGATTGCGCTCATGTCGAACTCCTTTTATCAACTTTCGGTTGATATTAAAGATCAACTGACTGTTACGCAAGGCGCATGCAATGATCAACCAATGGTTGCCAAAGAAAATTTACGTCAAGCCTTCTCCTTGAGGCTCCATAACGCTTGCGATAAGGCGGGAATCCGCGTGCGCGGGCGAGCTGTTGATATTCAGGCTGAGCTAAAGCGGCGCGGCGTTCATGCCACGACTACTGCGATAGGAAAGTGGCTGAACGCTGAGGCTATCCCGGAAGCAGATAAGCTTCGCGCCTTGGCAAGATGGCTTGGGATTAGGGCTGAATGGCTGGAATATGGCGAAGGAGAAATGATTCAGCCAGAGAAGGCTGGGGATCTTGCCTCTGAGCCGAGCAACGTATTACCAGCCATTCAGCCCACTCGCCTCTATCGCTATCCCGTTGTCAGCGAAGTTCAGGCTGGAGCATGGACCGAAGCTGTCCAGCCATATGAGCCCGGCGCCGAAGATCATTTCGAGCTGACCGACTACAAGGCAAAGGGGCCGGCCTTCTGGCTCGAGGTCTCTGGCGACTCAATGACTTCCCCGACCCGACCAAGCATCCCTGAGGGGCATTTCATCCTGGTGGATACCGGCTTAGCTCCACAGCCTGGCGACCTAGTGGTGGCCAAGCTGGACACCGAAGAGAAAGCCACCTTCAAGAAGCTGGTCAGCGATGCTGGCCAGCTCTACCTAAAACCGCTGAACCCTGCCTACCGGATGATCCCTATCGACGGAAACTGCCGCCTGATCGGGGTTGTGAAGGAAGCGAAGATGAAGCTGTAGCTCTATTGCATCGAGGGACGCAATGCTTTTTCGGCGTTTGTGTTTTTTTGCTCTTCTCATAACCTCGTCCTCTGTCTTGCAGGCTGCCGACGAGCAGGCTGGAAGGTGGCAGCTATTTCAAGGCGAGTACCCCTTCATCAACTTGAGCGGGGAAGAGCATTGGATTAGGGGGCTATTCAAGCTCGATACAGCAACTGGCAACATGTTTGTCTGCGCTGGATATCAAATTGACGGCGTGCGCATGAGCAAGCCGAATACAGTAATGCAGATTACAGAATGCAGGCCATTCGAGAAGAAGCTGGAATTCCCTAAATAGCTGTTCCGGCGATTACCGGATCAACGAATCATGCAGTCGGGTGCGCTCAGGCGCAGCGCTTGCCCAGGAATAATCGCGCCATTTTCAGAGGGATCAATATGAAGAAGTTTGCCGCACTCCTGATCAGCACCGTTCTCGCCGCCAGCTCCACAGCCGTATTCGCTCACGGCGGCAGAACCGATGCACAAGGCTGTCACATTGACCACCGCACCGGAATCAAACACTGTCATTGATCTAGATTCGGAAGCCCCCTGACATCCCGGCTGGGAGGCCTCTACGCAAGGAAGCATTATGCGCCCGCTGTACGCATTTCCTCTGCTGCTCGCTTTCCTCTCCCCGTTCTCGTCGGCCTTCCAGGCCACCGAGGCGCCCCGCACGTTTGCCGAAGCCAAGAAGATCGCCTGGAAGATCTATGCCGAGCGGCCGGTCGACTTCTACTGCGGCTGCAAGTACCAGGGCAACCGAATCGACCTCGCTAGCTGCGGCTACGTGCCCCGCAAGAACGCCAACCGGGCCGAGCGCGTCGAGTGGGAGCACATCGTCCCCGCCTGGGTGATCGGTCACCAGCGCCAGTGCTGGCAGAACGGCGGCCGCAAGAACTGCACGGCCAACGACCCGGTGTTCTCCGCTGCCGAGGCCGATCTGCATAACCTGGTACCGGCGGTCGGTGAAGTGAACGGCGACCGGAACAACTTCGCCTACGGCATGCTGGCCGAAAAGCCCACCCAGTACGGCGCCTGCCCCATGGTGGTCGACTTCAAGGCGAAGACGGCGATGCCGCCGGAAAACGTCCGCGGTGCAGCGGCCAGGGTCACGCTCTACATGGCCGACCGCTACAAGCTGCGCCTCTCCAGCCAGGATCGCCGGACCTACGAGGCATGGAATCGGCAGTACCCGGTCAGCGAATGGGAGCGGTGGCGCAACCAGGCTGTTGGCTGCGTCATGGGGTGGGGGAACCCCTATGTAGGGAGCGTCGACCTATCCAGCTGCTCAGGCAAGCAAAGCCATGTAGCCCTTCCGGCGCCTACCGAAGCCCCTTCTCTAATCAGAACAAGTTACTCAGCGACGCAGGCCGAACCCGACAGCTTCAGCTGCTCTGCACGGAAAGCGTGCGGGCAGATGACGAACTGCGCCGAGGCCAGATTTCAGCTGGAGCAGTGTGGGAATCGGAAGCTAGATCGGGATGGGGATGGGGTGCCGTGTGAGAGCTTATGCCGATAGAGTGGTCGCGCCCATTGCTAACTTGCATGAGCATAAGCTTTAGGGGGTAACGGACGCCAAGCAAGGTCAAGATGTGAGTCAGCGCCCTGCTGATATGAAATGCGAAGAAAGTTTAGTGAAAATGAAGTCTAAAGGGAGATTTGCTTTGTCTGAGAATTTTGTACCAAGAAACTTTTCTGGCTCAAACAAAATCACCCACAGTGGAATTTTAAAACATTTCACTATCGTAGAACCACATCAAGCACTTGCTGAGCTGGTATGGAATGGCTTCGATGCCGGCGCCTCTGATATCTCTATATCCATCAACACAAATGATGCTCACGGAACCGACCTAGTCACCATACTGGACAACGGCAAGGGTATCAATTTTCTAGTACCAGAGGAAAACTTTCGCCGATTCAATGACTCTTTGAAGAAAGACTCTTATGACACCCATGGTTCACATGGGCGTGGGCGACTAGCATTCCATAAGATCTGTAATACCGCCACTTGGTACACTAAGTTCGAAGGGGATAACGCCAGAATTCGAATACTTAGCAGTAACCTAAGTGATATCGATGGCACGACGATATCTATAGGCGACCAGCATCCATTGCTTAAGGATCTAGATTCTGGTACGTGCGTTGTGCTTTCTGATTTCGGAAGAAATCTTCCAGTTGAAGATTCGCTAATTTCTGAATTCAGGAAGATTTTTTGTGGCCACCTTGCTTTGATGCCACAAAAGACACTATCCCTAAACGGGCATCTTGTCACACCACAAGAACATGAATCACATAAAATTGAGATAACTTCAAAACAGGATCGCTTTGAAGTTACCCTGCTCCACTGGAAAGACAAGCCTGGTACTGAGAAGTCCCTCATCAACCTTATAAACAGCAAGAACAAAACACTCTATAAATTTCATAGTAGCCTAAACAGGAAAAGAGGGTACTACACATCAATTTATGTTAAGTCTAACGTACTTGACCGATTCAGCGATGGTCCAGACAATCTTTGCGAACCAATAAGTTCGTTTCTTGCATCAGATCAGTTCCGAATTCTTGATAAAGAAATCAACGCGTTCGCAAAGAGGATGTACGCCGAATTCCTTATCAAGCAGGCAGATAAACATGTTAGCCAATTCGAGGCCGACGGAGACTTTCCAGACTATACAAAACTTGACCCACAAGAGTCGAAATGGCGGCTTTCGCATGTTAAGGATATCGTAAAAGCTGTTCTCGTTAGGGAACCCAGCCTTTTGGTTGGAAATAATAAGAAACAACGAAGACTAATCATAAGATTATTAGACAGGCTTTCTGTTTCAAACGAGAATAGCGGCATATTTGAAATTCTAGAAAGCATTCTTAACTTGGATGCAGCCGCTATGAAACAGCTAGCCAGCCAGTTAAAAAAAACGAAGCTTGACAACATAATAAACACTATAGAGGTCTTGCAAAACCGAGAGCTTGCAGTTGCACAAATCAAAGAAATCATGAACGTGCACTATGCCGACGTGCGTGAGACTCCAGATCTTCAAGGAGTAATCGAAAAGAACACTTGGTTGTTTGGGGCATCTTATGAAATCTTAGGAGCTGAGGAAGATAGCTTCACGGAGATAACCAGAAATCTGCGCTCCACTATTAGAGAAATTGAAGGAATTGATGTTGGCGATCTTGCTGACGGAGTAAAGATTGAGGGTGCCCAAAAGCAGGTAGACTTGTTATTAGTTCGCAGGCAGCCGCAGATAGATACGCATGGAAGAAAATATTTTCGATGCGTAATTGTTGAAATAAAACGACCTGGCATTGCATTGAATGACAAACACCTGCAGCAATTGGATCAATATGCTTCCATACTCAGCAGATACCCTTCGTTCAATAGCGACCTCACGAGATTCGAGCTACTTTTAGTAGGAAGAAGCATCTCAAACGAAGCTTTTGGAATTCATCAACGGCTGGATACATCAAAGGTTCACGGGGAGCCCGGCCTAGTCACTCATACCGAGAAGATAAAAACCTACATAAAAACATGGCCGAGAATCTTCGATGAGTTTGAGTTGACTAATGACTACTTATTGGAAAAACTGAAAAGTCAAAGAGCGGACCTTTCAGCAGCAACCAAAGATGAGTTATTAGCAGATCTTACAGCCAGCCATTCTATCGTTGAAGCCGCGCAAGTATGACAGTGCAGCCCCTTAGGTCGTTAGTAATCGTCTACGACCCAGACCATCGCAAATCTTCTCGTTTTCCTAACGCCAACATGACGAAGCATTCACGCCGCAGCCCCTAATCTACAAGGGTGGTGATAGTTTTTGGCCCCGCTCCCCCAGCGGGGCTTTTTTGTTTCTGCCCTACTCGGCCCACCGATTTCCCTCCGGCTCCCTGCTGACGCCCGCATAACCGCGCCGGTATCGCTTGAAGGCCTTTGCCAGTACCTGCCGAGCGCCCTCCGTCCCAAGATCCAGCACCAGGGCATCGAGCGCCAGCTCGGCCAGTGCATCCGCCCTAGTCACATCCAGAACGATATAGCCTCCTCGATAGTTCACAGCTATCGATCCACGGACACGTACCCCTGCCATATCCCGCCACCTATCTGCTCGAAAAGTTTACGTAAGACCAAAGTGATATCAGCCGAACGCTTGCCCTATGCGCCTGCCTCAAATACTGTATATATAAACAGTAATAGCAGTAAGGAAGCACCATGGCAAAGCAACGCGCCGCCCGTTCAAGCACCAGCCAAGCACCGGCCTCCAGCTATGACCAGTTGGCTCGCCGCATCCAGGGCGTAATCAGCACGCCCCGCGCCCAAGTTGAGCACCAGGCCGTTATTCATCGACAGGATGATGAGTCGCCGCAGGACTGGGGTCGGCTCCTTGAGGAAATCCGGGACGCCGAAGGCGTGACCATGACCGCGCGCGAGGATGGAGGCGTGCATTTGGCCTGGTATGTCGAGCCGTCTGATTGCTGATTTTCACCCTGCCCTGATCTGAGCCCGCCGAGTGCGGGCTTTCTTTTCCCCCAAAAATCAACTTTTGGTTGTTGACTTAATATCAACTAATGGTTGATATTTATCTCACAGCCGCATCGCACCGCGGCAGGCCCTACCAGGGCCCCGCTCTTTAACAATCAGCGCAACAAACCACTAGGTGGGAAAGGTAGCTAGCGCACTCATAGGCATGAGCCTCCCTGATTGCCGCCGTATCGACCTCGGATCTTAGTGGGACCCGCGAAGCAAGCTGCGTCGTTTGGAAATCGGCGAGGCGGTGAGCATAGCGACAACTGATTTAAGGGCTTGGCTGACGCCAGTAGCGTGCCGGCCCTGATAGTTCGTAAACGAGTCGAATTAGCGCTTCAAGCCTCGGCTATGAGGAGCGCCGGACCTCCTGTTGCGTGCCTAACTCAACCGGCACCAGGGCTGTACGCAGCAGGTTGTATTGGCCCGATGACCACGCGCCAACGCTGATCGAGGCGCGTGCGAGGGAAGCCCAACGCCAAACTATCGGAGACCCAACGACCTGCAATCAGCAGCGGGAACAGGGCGCAAGACAACGAGCGTGTCGTTTCCTGATGCCGCTTCGATGAGGCGGCATTGGGAAAACAACCACCCATTAGGAGTACCAATGAGCGAGTTCAAGAAAGGCCATCCGGTGAAGTTCGCCAACCCACGCGGCCAGGTGAAATACGGAAAGTACGTTGGCGAGGTAAATCTCGGTCCGGGCCGCGGCCAGGGCCTGTACGCGCAGGTCGATGTTGACGGCGCGATCCTGAAAGTCCGCCCGAGCAAGCTGCAGGCGGCCTAACAGCCGATTTCCCGGTGCGCCTCACGCGGGGCGCATCAGGGGGAATCTGACTGGAGAGTCAACATGACCGAGAGAACGTATCCATACAACGGATGGAGGCTGACGCCTGCATTCAGGCTTGTAGAGGTCAGGATTAAAAGAAGAGACCCTTGGCTTAGAGCTTACGATCAAGCTGAAGGTGGGACTTCATACAGGCGCAAGGACATCCACCTCTCCCGCGAAGAAGCCATCGCCGCCGGCCGCAAGAAGATTGAAGCGCGCCGCGAATATCTCAAGAAGCAGGCCGAGCGGCTAGACAGGCTGTCGGCTGCTTTGGACAAGGCAGGGAGCAACTAGACACATCCCGGGCCAGCGGGCCGCCTAGGCGGATATCTGGACGGGGATTAGCCGGAAGTGCCCTGGAGTCAAAAACACCGGCAGCAGGCGGTAAGACTGCCATCAGCTTTGCCCTCCCAGCTTGCTGAGCCTGCCGACTGGCCCGCGTAACGGGCCATTTCCTCGAAGAGGATGCATCGGAAGTAGTGCGGGGCCTAAGTGGAAAAATATGGCCGCGAAGCAAAGTCGGGGCAACGTGCGGCAAACACGCCGACCTCAGTAGGCCGCACTACTTCCGATGCAGATGAATGCGCAGGCTGATGCGCGGCGAATGGAAACAACCGGGTGGGTAGACCTCCTAGGCCGTGATTGGGTTCATGGCTGCTATGAAAAACGGCGCGCCACCTTGAGCCAGAGACAGTGGCGCTGGCCATCTGCATCACCCCTTCCCCTCCGCACCCATCCAGACAGCCGTTTCCTCCCCACTCATGCGCTTGGTCCCGCAATGAGCGGAGACGGCTGCCTGATGTGTGCGCAAACAGCGAGGTAATCGACATGAGCACCGAATTGCATGCGCCCTACACGGCGCGAAACAGCGAGCGCTGGCAGCCGAAGCCTTCATCGCCTGCCGGTATTTCCCGGGCCGCCCGGATCACCCGGGAGCGCGAGCAGAAGGCCGCCGCAGCCAAGCGGGAGCGAATCGAAGTGCTGGCCGCTCGTCAGCAAGAAGCAGAGCGAGTCGCGTTCGAGGGAACGCCGATGGAGCGCGGCCTGCACGGTATCGAAACGGAGCTGCTCGGCATTGCCGAAGCGCACAACCTAACATCAATGCATGCCCATTACTGGCGCCTGTACGGGATGCTCAATGCCGCCCTGGCATTTGGCTCGCTGTCGTTCGAACAGGTCAGCGAATTCCGGAAGCGGCAGTCCGAGGCGTATTCCCCCCGGGTCAAGCAGCTGGAGGGGAGGCTGGAGAAATGATCCAGCATCGCAGTTTTGCCTTGCTGATCGCTAAGGCAAAGCGGCGCGGCCTGCGCACCCTAGCCGACTTCGCCCGCCAGCCTGTGCGCGTCGGCGGCATCTGGTATGCCGAAGTGCGGCCATGACCAAGCACCAAGCCACCCTCCGCCGCGCCATCTGGCGCAGCGCCTTCACCGTCATCGCCCTCTGGACAGCAATCTGCTGTGCCATCACCGGCTAATCACGGAACCCCCACCCCATGCACAAACAGACAGCGCAGGTATCACCTGCTGCTGCGGCTCAGTTCGACTGGATAACGCTCGGCGAGTTCTGGCCTGAGCAATTCCACGATCCCGAGCAACGCCGGCAGTACCAAGAAGCAGCAGCCCGCATCGAGCGAGAGTTCGACAATCATCCGAGGTAACAAGCATGTTCAAGAAGGCTGAACGCAAGCAGGCAAGGCTACGGCTCGCACTTGCTGGACCTTCCGGTTCCGGAAAGACCTATTCCGCTCTGCAGATGGCCAAAGGGCTCGGCGGCAAGATAGCCGTAATCGACACAGAGCATGGCAGCGCCTCGCTATATGCCCACATTGCCGACTTCGACGTAATGGAGCTTCACGCGCCATACACTCCGGAGCGCTATATCGAGGCGATCAAGGCCGCCGAGCAGGCCGGATACCAAGTCCTGATTATCGACAGCTACTCGCATGAGTGGACAGGGCCAGGAGGCTGCCTGGAGATAAACGATGAGACGGCAAAGGCGCGCTTTAAGGGGAACACGTGGTCAGCCTGGAGCGAGACAACCCCGCGCCACCGCAAACTGACCGACAAGATCCTGACCAGCCCGCTGCACATCATCTGCACCATGCGCAGCAAGACGGAAACCGTCCAGGGCGAGGGCAAGAAGATCGTCAAGCTCGGCCTCAAAAGCGAACAGCGGGATGGCACAGACTATGAATTTACAGTCGTGCTCGACATTACCCACGACGGCCACTATGCGGTGGCCAGCAAGGACCGAACCCGGCTATTCGAGAACCCCGAGCTGATCACCGAGGAAACCGGACGAAAGCTGCTCGATTGGCTCAACTGCGGCACCAATCAGCGTGAGCGCGCCAAAAGCATGATGGTCGACTTCATCGCTACGCTTGAGCAGGCAGACAACCTGGAAGACCTCAAGTTGGCTTTCGGCGCCGCCTGGCGCGAACTGGCCAGCGAGCCCGACCTGCAGGCGCAGGTAAAGGCCGACTACGAGAAACGCAAAGCAGCATTCACGACACAGGAGCACGTAGCATGAGCCGCGGCGTCAACAAAGTAATTCTGGTGGGCAACGTCGGCGGCGATCCAGAGGTTCGCTATGCGCCCAACGGTACTGCTTTCGCCAACATCACCCTAGCCACCTCGGAAAGCTGGAAGGACAAGCAGACCGGCCAGCTGCAGGAGCGCACCGAATGGCACCGCGTAGTGTTCAGCGGGAAGCTGGCGGAGATCGTCGGGCAGTACGTCACCAAGGGCCAACAGCTTTACATCGAGGGCAAGCTGCGCACGCGCAAATGGCAGGCCCAGGATGGGCAGGACCGCTACACCACGGAGATTCTGGTCGGTGTTGATGGCCAGATGCAGATGCTCGGCGGCAAGAGTGACGGCCAGAGCGAGCAGCGCCAACAGCCTGCCCGTCAGCCAGCGCCGCGGCCGCAGCAGAGTCAGCAGGGCGCGCCAGGGCCGGATACCGATTCGTTCGACGACGATATTCCCTTTTCCCCCCTTCACCACCTGGCCGGCGCCTAATGCCGGCCACGCTCACGGAAAGCACGATGAACGCCTATATCTTCGACAGCGAAACAACCGGATTCAAAGAACCACGCCTGGTAGAAGCCGCATATTTGAAACTGAGCAGCATCGACGGCCTGTCGGTGGCTGAAGAGTTTCTGATGCGTTACAACCCCGGCAAGCCGATCGAGCTGGGCGCCCTGGCCACCAGCCATATCCTCGACGAGGAGCTGGTCGACTGTCCGCCGCATGACGCTTTCAAGCTTCCGGCCGATGCTGAGTACCTGATCGGCCACAACGTCGACTATGACTGGGACGTGATCGGCAGGCCGGATATCAAACGGATCTGCACTAAGGCTCTATCGTCCTCCCTCTGGCCGGAAGCCGATTCCCATAGCCAGTCGGCCATGATCTACATGCACTACAGAGCAGAGGCGCGCGAACTGTTGCGAAATGCGCATGCTGCACTTGACGACGTGCAGAACTGCCGCCGGCTGCTGATCAAGATCATCGAGGCCCTGGCAGCGCAGCAAGGTCGCCCCGTTTCCTCCTGGGAAGAGCTATGGCAGCACTCGGAAGAGGCGCGCATCCCCAAGATCATCAGCTTCGGCAAGCACAAAGGCATGGCCATCGCTGACCTTCCCAGCGACTACAAGGCATGGCTGCTGCGTCAGCCCGACCTTGATCCCTACCTGATCAAGGCGCTGCAGAGCCGGTAATCGACTAGCCAGGGCGCGCCCAGCGCCCTCCCGGAGTATCCCATGCTCATCGACAACGCAGGTATTGCCCGCGGCGAGCCGCTGCGCGCGCGAATCGACCAGATGACCGCCGAATTCATCGCCGCCGGCGGCGAGATCGAGCAGTGCAGCACGCGCCCCGCCCGACACGAGCCCATCCCGTTCAGCGTAGCGCCCGCTGCCGCCCGGCAGACCAAGCGGCAGCAGCCGCGCCAACCCAAGAAGTACAGCGGCCAGGAGGATCTGGCGAGGTTCGCCCGGAGGATGCTGGAGGCAGGGATATGAGGCCCGCAGCAGCCGACTCATCGGAGCTGGTCTACGCCGCCGAGTACAAGCTGGGCGCGCTCGCTGCAGACGGAGAGCCGTGCCCCTTTCCGATCTGGCAGCTTGGGAGACGCTGCGCCTGGTTCGCTGGTTACTGGGATGCGCGCACGGATGGATTCGCATGACCGCCATGACCCAGCCCGAGCGGTCAGCCAAGACCGCCGCCAAGCGCGCCAGGCTCGGCGAGGTCGAACTGCGCCACCGCGTACGTCTCGGCATCCGCGCCATGCTGACCGATCTGATGGCCTGGCATGGCATCGAGGAGCAGGCCGAGGCGATTCAGCTGCTCGCCCTGAACGCCGACAGCGTGCAGTTGCTGCCGCCTGCTGCTGGCGTGGAGATGCTCCAGCATCGCGCTCGGCCCGGCCTGATCGCCAAGCTCGAAGCGCTGGCGGATGGAGATCCGCAGAGCGTAGGCCTGGTGGTCGAGTTGCTGATTGCTGCGGCTCACGCTGCTGGACCGGAAGGCTCGTCGCCCATGCTCGCCATTCCGCGCCACGAAATACGCATTTCCGAAAACGTGGCGCACGAAATCTACATGGCCGGCGCTGCCGAGGCCTCAAGGCTCGACCGGGCCGAATCCTGAGCTCACATCACGCCGCCATTGAAAGACGCGTCGGCCTTGCCAGGCCAGGGTTCATGCCATGAGCTGGATATCTCCCTGCATACCGTCACGGATGGCCCGCAGCTTCTCGGCATCGCGGTTCAACCGATGGACAACGTTCAGCAGCCGCTGCCGAAGCACCTGATCACCTACCTGATCAACCGCACGCATCACCTCGATGGCAGCCGATTCACTGTCATCAGCCACTGAATCCAGGGTCTTGCGAAAGCTTCTTACTGATCGACTCACGGGGTTCCATCCTCTTGAAAGTCAGTTAAGGGGCTCTACAGACCGCTACCCCCAGCCGAAGTTCTGCCGCAGGTCGGTAGGCGAAGCTTTGCTTGGAGAAAACCATGAGCACCTTCGCAGTATTTGGAATGACGGAGAACTTCGCCCGCGAAGAAGCTCGCAAGAAGACGCCGACGAACATCGGAAAGACCCAGCTGACCGAAGCTCAATGGCTGGAGGCCGTCGAGCGCCGTGTCGAGCAGGTAATGGCAGGCGCCCGAGTGGCTCAGCTCAGCGCCCTGTTCGACGCCCCCCAGTTCGCCGAGCAGTTCATCGCACTGCTGCGCAAGTCGGGAAAGGCGCGGGATCTCAAGATCCGAGCCCTGGTGAAGATCGAGCAGCCGGAGGCCAAGGGGAAGCGAAAGGCGCCGAGTACGGAATGGAAGGACGTTGCATGACCGAGCTCTCCGAAGCTGCGCAGGCCATCTGCGCGCAGCACTACAACGCTAGTCGCTCCACGCCACGAATTTGAGATAACAAAAACGTGGCGCGGAGGCTATACCTGGACGGGGACGCAGGGTCAGCTAGGCTCGACGCCTCCGAGTAAACCAAGTAGCTCAAGATATGGCTCTGGCATTGAGCCGGCCTGGACCGCCAGAGGTTACAACCCGTGTGATCTTGCGCCGGATCGTGCGCGATGGCTCCGTACTCAACGGATCAAAGAAATGTGCGCCATCCCATGCTAGCCAATGCCTATAGCGCTCTTGGTACACGACATACACAGCACACCAAGGCTCCAGAAAAGCCCCGCCTCGCACCTGCACAACCTGCTCACCAAATACTGCGGCCATGGCAGCTTTCATCTGTTTAACAGTCATGTGGTGGTTTTTTTGGCTTATCCACTCACCACGTCGCTGAAGCAGATGAGTTAGCGCTTCATCGAAGCTTCGCCCTGTCAGCATCGCAAATACCGCTACGCCACAGCCGGTCTCATTAACCGCCTGTTTCACCATTTTCATCGCGCATACCTATTTAGACAAATGCAGGCGATGACCATATCCAAACGCAACAACCTAAGCCAGGCATCCAGGCCGGTAAGCGCGCCGTACTGTCTGCATAAATGGACCTATTCGCATGACCTTGATGAAATCAGCCTCCATTAGCTTCCGTACTCAATACACCCTGCCGCTCAATGCGCAGGACGAGGAAATCAACGTCGACCTGTTCGCCGGAGGCGGCGGTGCCAGCACTGGCCTGGAGATGGGACTTGGCCGCCCGGTGCACATCGCCATCAATCACAACCCGGCGGCGATCAGCATGCACCAGGCGAACCACCCGGGCGCCCTTCACTTCCAGACTGACGTCTGGCTGGTCGATCCGGTCGAGGCCGTAGCCGGCCGGCGTGTCGGCTGGTTCCATGCCTCTCCCGACTGCACCCATCACAGCCAGGCGGCCGGCGGCCAGCCGCGCAAGAAGGAAATCCGCGACCTGTCCTGGGTGGTCATAAAGTGGGCCGGCAAGGTTCGCCCGCGGGTGATCAGTCTGGAGAACGTGAAGCAGATCCGCCAATGGGGCCCGCTGATCGCCAAACGCTGCAAGCAGACCGGCCGCGTCGTGCGCCTGGACGGAACCGTTGCCGCCCCTGGCGAGCACGTCCCACGGCACGAGCAGTTCCTGGTTCCGGATCCTCGGTACAAGGGGCGCACCTGGCGGGGCTTCCTGGCCAGCCTTGAAGGGTTGGGCTACCAGGTGGAGCATCGAATCCTCAAGGCCTGCGACTACGGCGCGCCTACCAGCAGGGAGCGATTGTTCCTGCTGGCCCGGCGCGACGGTGAGCCCATTGTCTGGCCGGAGCCGACCCACGCCGAGAAGCCGGCCAAGGGGAAGAAGCCCTACCGTACCGCCGCTGAGTGCATCGACTGGAGCATCCCCAGCCAAAGCATCTTCGACCGCAAGAAGCCGCTCGCCGAGGCCACCCTGCGCCGGATAGCCAAGGGCATTCAGCGCGAGGTGATCGAGCGGGCAAAGCCCTTCATCGTGCAGACGGGATATGGGGAGCGGCCCGGCCAATCGCCGAGGGTTCCGAGCCTCGACAAGCCCCTCGGGACAGTGGTCGCTGGCGGGGTCAAGCACGCACTGGTATCCCCTCACCTGGTGAAGTTCCGATTCAACGAGGGAGGCCTGCCGCTGGATCAACCGCTGCCGACCATCACCAGCGGCGGCAATTACAAGCGGCCGGCGGGCGCGGCCCATGCCATGGGCTTGGCCACCGCTTTCCTGGCACAGGCCAACGGAGGATTCAACACCACCCACTCCAAGGGTCTGGACGAGCCCATGACCACGGTGACCAACACCGGCAGCCAGCAGCAGCTAGTGACGGCCAGCCTGCTGCATCTCCGCGGAAACTGCGACTCTCGCCCGATTGGCGAGCCACTGCAGACCGTTAGCGCTGGCGGCCAGCACCACGGCCTAGTGACGGCGTTCTTGTCGCGCCAGTTTGGAGGAAGCGTAGGGCAAGGCTGCGACGAACCTGCGCATACGGTCACGGCTGGCGGAGGTGGAAAGACGGCCTTGGTTGAGTGCAGCCTATCGCCGACGGTGGAGGAAGGCGCCCTGCGCTGTGCGGCGTTCCTGATGAAGTACCACGGCATCGGGGAGAACATCATCGGTATGGATGATCCGGTCAGCACCATCACCACAAAGGACCGCCTCGCCCTGGTTACCGTCTGGATTGGAGGAGACCCCTATGTGATCGTCGACATCTTCCTTCGGATGCTACAGCCGCATGAGCTGTACCGGGCCCAGGGATTTCCCCCGAACTACATCATCGACTGCGGGCATGACGGGCGCCGGTTCACGAAATCGGAGCAGGTCCACATGTGCGGGAACAGCGTCAGTCCGCCGCCGATGGCCGCGATCGCGCGGGCGAATGATCCGTGGAGGGAGCGTCAGGCCATTGCGGCCTGACTGAGATCAGCCTATTTGACGTACTGCAGCAGGTAATCAACTGCCTCTGATGAGCCAACCTTGTGTTTGGCTCCAACCCATACATATGGATTGTTGCTGAAGATTCCAGCCTTGGCCTTCTCGGCAATCGCTGACAGGTCAACTCCGGCAGCCTTTGCCTCCGATAGGAGCGCTGCTGCAGCCTGCTCCAAGGCTATCTCGCGATCAGTTGCCATACATCTCTCCTACATCCAATCGGGATTTACAGGTTCACACGCGATTACTACAGACTGCGGGATTGGCCCACAGTCTACTGATCGGATAGAAACCTCCATTTCACCGGGGTAGTGCGGGTCAGCATCCTCGATGGCTACCACTCCCTCCTGAGCAAATAGCGACTCATCGAGAATATAAATAACTCCCTCTGACATATTCCCAGAGGTGGCGAAGTATTTTGCTCGCTCGTAATCCCGGGTAGTGGAAATCCAGCAGCCCCCCCACTTCCCGCTTTCCAGATGATGGGCGCGGACCGCATTTTTCTCAGACTCACCATAAGTGAATCTCCCGTCATACGTGATGGTTCCATCATGTATAGGGGCAACTTCGGAAAGATTCCCCTTCGGCCGAATCTCCCCCTGATTTGCCTTATGGGTTTGTAGGCATTCCCCCCTGTAAAGCATACACCCTCCTAATTCCGCCCATGCCGGGCTCTCCATTAATACCCCGAATCCACGCCAATGGCGAGGAGCCACTATGCCTACAGAAAACCATACCTCCCTTATCCAACCGGTGCCAGTTGAGCGCGACAGCGAATGAACCGCCCCACCTATTGCCGCCGGACCATGCTCCGGATCGGCCAATGCAAATGCCTGACCTGCCGGCCGATCAAGCCGGAGAAGGAGAAAGAACGTGAGTGACAATGTCGAACTGCTGCGCTGCCCGTTCTGCGGTAGCGCTCCGAAAAAGGTAAAGACCAGCCTTGGTGAGAGATTTTGGTACGCGGATGAGGTTATGTACGTCTGTACCGGCTGCAGGTGCTCTCGTGGCGCACGAGGCGATACAAGCAATCCGGGATACGCCGACAACTCTACCGTAGAGCGTCGCGCGCTTGAGGCATGGAACACCAGAGCCGCCCTCTCCCAGCAGCCTACCGATGCAATGCTCGATGAAATGCGTCGTCGCGGGTTATCTATCGACGGAGATAACGCCTACAAGCGCGACCTAATCGACTGCATCATTGGGGCGCTGGTATGCGGGAAACAGAACACGAATCCACCGCCTGCAGGCCATTGGGCGCAGCAGTTTTGGGAGATTGGTCGAGCTGACGGCGAGATTCAGGAGGGGTACCCCATCCCTTCCGCGCCGGCACCGGCAGCACCGGCAGAGCAGGAGCCGATGGTGTGGATCAGCATCGAGGACCGTATACCGCATGACAATCAGCCGGTTTGGTGCCACGGCACATACGATGGCCAGCATGCACCGTGCGGCTTCGAGGGATTGCATCGTCATGGCAGATGGGTTGCCCTGAACAACGGCGACTATATCGATGGAGGTTATGGTGATGACTATGAGGCGGTAGTCACCCACTGGATGCCCCTGCCTGCTGCGCCCGGAGCTATACCGCCCGCCGCCGAGCAGCCGGAAGCACCTGGACTTCCGGAGCTATTGATCGCGCTTGGCTGTGCCGGCATTGCAGTTTCTGGCGGAACGCATGGTGATCCGTGGCAGATCACGCTACCCATTGCAGAGCAACCGGACACCTTGGGGGCGCTACAGGCATTTACTGCGGCTGACGGGCGAGAAGCGTTCGAGGCCATGTGTCGCGAACAATTCAGAGATATCACACGTGATGAACGTCCTGACCCGCCGCTGGCCTGGGGCTATGCCAATAGCCTGACGCATGATCGGTGGTGCGGTTGGTCTTCCGCATGCAGGCACCTCCGCAAGGCCATGCTGGGCAAGGAGGCCGTATGAACCTGCACGATGAAATCATGCGGATTCCGTGCGATCCGAAAAGATCGCCATGCCGGGGAGTAAGCGCCGAGCTGGCGTACAAGAGCGGCCATCGGGACGCCCGGCATGCCGCGGCTGAGCTTGCCGCAGCCGCCGAGCAGCCGGACACCGCTCGCACCATCCTGACCGATGAGGACATGCGCCGACTGCGCCGTTTCCACGAAATCTGCGAGGACAGTGACGCTGGCGGCCACGACTTGCCGAAAGAAGCGGTGCAGCGGCTGGAGCGCGCCGGAGCACTTCGGTCCTGTGGATTCGGTCGGCATGAAATCACGCTATTCGGCGACTATCTGCTGGGCAAGGAGGGAGAGTGATGCGCTTGTCGACCTTCTGCGTCTTTATTTGCGTGTTTTTAGGCTGGATAGCGATATTGCCAAGCGCAATCCTTCTTTTCGCTGGGCATGTGGACGAGAGCAATCACGTAGTAATCGGGAAGTTACTGGTAGTCGGCCTGATCTGCTTCACCGCAGCCAGTTGCTGCACGATTTCGCTACGGCAAGGTAGCAAGGAGAGCGTATGAACGAAGTCGTAAAGCAAGTCTTGATTGTCGGATCTTGCCCTGGCCTTGGCCGGAAAATCGCAGAACTGTTTCCAGAGGCGAAGCCAGAAAGAGCACTGACTGGGGCAGAACTAAAAGCCTTGAAAGCAGCGCAGACGAGACGCGAGAAGCGGGCCACAAAGCTGCGTGCCCTGCCGGGTCAGGGGAGCGTATGAGCCAGATGATCGAGGTGAAGACGGCGGAGCTGAGCGGCCCTTCCCTGCGCTGGGCGGTGGCTCAGGCCGAGGGGCTGGAGGTAACGATACACCCGCCCGCCTACGGCAACGGCCACCGACTCGCGGTCAATGGCAAAACCGAGGCATACCGTCCGGATACGGATTGGGGCCAGGGCGGTCCACTGCTGGATAGGCACTGCAAGAGCTTTGGCTGTGTGCAGGATGGGCGCGATGGGACTTGGCGAGCGTTCGGGTACGGTAAGGGGGAAGCATTCGACCCGAACCGAACAATGCGCCTGGCATCTGGACCATCAATCTTGGTGGCCGCCTGTCGCGCCATCGTCGCCGCCAAGCTGGGCGACACCGTAGCCGTCCCCGCCGAACTACTCCCCTAACCCACCGATCCCCCTTCACGCCGCTGCCCAGCATGGGTGGTGAGGATTTCCTATGCTCAAAAAACTGTTCTCCGCCCTATTCGGACGCAAGAAGCAAGCGGTCGAATGCGACAAGCCGAAGCATCCCGAGGCAACCGCCATCAGGCGAGAAGCCCGCCGTCGCAATGCGATGCCCGCAGCCTCTCGCAGTGCCTCGCCCAGTCCGACAGCGCGCCAGGATGACATCCTGACCAACCCGCTGCATCCGCTGAGCCCGCTCAATCCGATCAGCACGCCCAGCAGCGATCCGGCACCCAGCTATTGCGACGACAGCCACCGCAGCAGCTGGGGATCCAGCAGCAGCAGCTGCAGTTCGAGCGACAGCAGCTACTCAAGCAGCGATAGCTCCAGCAGTTGCTCGAGCAGCGACTAGCCACAACCCCACCACAGCACTCCCCGGCCTGCGCCGGGGCAGGGAGATATTGCCTATGATCGAGCACAGCCCTGACCATGTGACCGAAAAGGACATGGCAGTCATCTACAAGACAACCCGCCGCGCCCTTGAGTCGCGTCGCAACCGAGGTCAGATCCCCAAAGGCGTCTGGTTCTATCTGTTTGGAAAGGTCCACTACAGCATCAAGGAGTATGAGGCATGGCTCGAAAGCCAGCGGGTATGCCAACTGGCGTCGAAATCGTCGGCGGCTCAATCCGAATCCGCTTCATGCGCGCCGGCAAACGCTGCTGCGAAACCCTCGCCTACCCGCCGACCGAAGAGGGGATCACGGCCGCAGCCGGTATACGTGCTCACGTAATCCAGCTCTCCAAGCTCGGCATGCTCACGGATGAGAAGTACGTCGAGCTGTTCCCCAGGACCTCATACCAGCAGGAAAACCTATCGCCGCAGTTCGGCGTCTACGCGCAGACCTGGCTCAACTCCCGCGACATCGTGCATGGTACCCGGCAGAACTACCTATGGGCGCTGAACCTGTACTGGATGCCGCACCTTGCGACCGTTCCACTTGACCAGATCACATCGATGAAGCTGCGCAAGATCATCACGGACACGGAGTGGAAGTCTCCGACGACCAAGCGTTCAGCAATCCAGCGGCTAGGCGCAATCCTTCGATCTGCCGTAATGGATGAGCTGATTCCGCGAAACCCGGTCGATAGCATCGAGCTGCCGAGAAAGCCGAAAAAGGTGGTTGACCCATTCACTCGCGAAGAGGCCGACCAGATCATTTCCTGGCTGTACGAGAACCTGAAATGGCAGTCACAGGTCTATGCCTGCTATTTCGAGTTCGCCTTCTACACCGGGATGCGTCCATCAGAGATAATGGCTCTGCGCTGGGATGAGGTGGATATTGCCAATCAATCGGCTCACGTCTGCCGGGTCGTAGCAAGCGGAACCGTGCACGAACGAACCAAGACCGGGCGTGGCCGCATCGTTCTGCTGAACCGACGAGCCCTGCATGCACTGGAGCAGGCTAGGGAAATTGCCGCCTCTCGCGCCAAGCGCAACCTGGCGTTTCCGGAGTCGCGCTATGTGTTCCCTCCAGCGAAGATCGCCGAGCACATTACAGAATCGAGCACAACCGATCGGTATTTCAAAACGGCCCTGCGCAAGCTGGGTATCCGCGACCGCCCGCAGTACAACGCCCGCCATACCTACGCGACCATGTGCCTAATGTCGGGAATGAATCCGGCCTTCATCAGCACGCAACTTGGGCATAGCGTTCAGATGTTACTATCTACCTACGCCCGCTGGATCAATTCCGCTACCGACTGGCATGAGCTGGACAAGCTCGATCCGGCGCCCGAAAAAGCCCCGATTGGTACGAAATTGGTACAGCTCAAACCGGGGCGCCCATGAAACTCCCGCAGGACTAGGCTTTGATTTCTACCGCCAACATCACCATGCAGTTCGGGGCCAAGCCCCTGTTCGAGAACGTTTCCGTCAAGTTCGGCAACGGCAACCGCTACGGCCTCATCGGCGCCAACGGCTGCGGCAAGTCGACGTT